AGACTCTTTAATTAAGCCTAACGCTTCGGCTGCTTTTTTAGCGATATCGTCGGTAAACTCTGTAGTATGTGTCATACGGAACTCACCGCGAGACGCTTTACCTAATGCAAACTGCAATGTGTTATTACATACAACTCGTATTTCGGTATCGCGTATTACCATAGCGTGGCCAGCTTCGTGAGGCTGTCTAAACAAGAAGTAACCGTTAATTTCGTCACCTCCTGGAAGTTCAAACGACTCGTTTAACTTGGCTAACGCCCACACATCTTTACCACCGCGTAAGCTACCCGCCGTCTCCATACTCACGTTCGCTTCTTTAGCAAATTTCGTAAAGAAATCGAATATACGTTTGTTTTGGATAGGTTTGTAACCTGCGCCACACGAAGAAAGGATCGCGTTGTCGGTATCTCGTACGATAGTAAACCTGCTAGGGTCTTCTATAAGTTCTACGTCGATATTACCGTGCTTGTCTTTTTCGTATTGATCCATAGGTTTAGCAGATGTCCACGTTGATCGTTTACTAACTGACCAATCAAGTCCTGCGGCAACCATCATTTCATACGGGGTTAAATTTCCATTAACCTCCACACCTTCGCCGTGCCAAGGCACTTGGCCTGTCCACGCCATACTTTCTACTGCTGCTACCATGAGTAGCCTCCTTTCTCTACTTTCTAAAAAACCCGCGCCGTACCTATATATAAGGTATAGCGGGGCGGTAACGCGCTTTTTTACCACGCTTACTTTAAGTATAACCCCCCGAAAATAAAGATTATAAAAAAGCATAAACTAAACATTACGCGAGATTAAAAATTTCATTAAATAGTTTTTCCCAATCGTATGGTGCTGTTAATAACACTGCAGGTTCTGTTTTCCAATTTAAATCTTGTATTTCTTTTAGTTGTTTTGGTTGGAAAAGTTTTACTTCTTTACTTTTTCGGATGAGTACAAAACAGTTACCTCCACTTTTTACTCTGTTATATATCCATGCTATCTGAAAAGGATTAAGTTCAGATTTCAGTCCTTTAATAGATTTTAATTCAATCCAAATTTCTTTCCCTTGCTGACAATAGTTCACATCGGGCACTCCTCGTCCTGTTCCTCCTGTTTCGATCCGCTGAACGTGCGCTTCTTTAGGGATATGAGGTTTAAGTAATGCCCAAAACTGTGACTCTTTTGGCATATTAGTGCTGTAGAGGATCTTCTTTTTTAGCAAGAAAATCGAAAATACCTTCTCGATCTTCGAACATATCAAGTAGTTCAAACGTATTGTTTTTAAGAACCTCCATTACCTCATCGATCTCTGGTTTTGTATAGTTTTGAAGATAAACAAGGTTTGTTAATCCGACGAACATCATAGCTTTATATGTATCCATCATATCGACTTTGCCTTCTCCTCTAAGCTCTTCTAACCATTCGTGCATCGTACTGAACACTAATTGTGTTTCTTCATCATCACTTTCGAATTTAAGCCATTCGAGTTCTGGGTTATTTGTTTCTGTGTTCATAATAATAGTCTCCCTGCCCTTTTTCCATTTTAGTAATTATTTGCCAAACTCTTTGTTTAGTAATATCGAACTTCTCTCCGATCTCTTTCATAGTCATCGTACCTGAGCTATACAGGGTAACTATCTCTTTATAGATCTTTTCATAATTCTCGATCTCTTTTTTACCAAGACTTTTAATCTTCATTATTTTGCTTCACCCCAATTTATTCCTGTTTCGTAATCTACAACTAACGGGACTTTTAAATCTACGCAGTTAACCATTCGATCGATCACCATATCCGACTGCTCTTTATTAAAGATCGAGTAATCTAGTTCATCGTGAATACCTATATGCGGAACCATTCCTTCTTTCCAGAGATCTCGCATAGCTAGTTTAGTCATATCAGCTGCGGAACCTTGGATTAGTTTGTTAAGAGCTTTGTATGTAAACGATCGTTTTAGATTATCGCCATACTTTTCTCGCGCTTCCTGCTCTGGCAAAGGAGTATGTTTTTCTCCGTGTAAATATCCGACTGGTTCCCATAGATCGAAATGACATTTCCGACCGCCTAATGTTGTTATATACCCTCGCTGTTCTCCCATCCGAGAACACATATCTTGAATCCCTTTAATAAAAGGTACTCTTGCATGGTATGTATTTAGAAGTTTTAACGCTTCGTCTGGATCGAGTCCTAATTCAGTAATTAGTTTTTTCTGTCCCATTCCGTAGGTTAGTCCGAGGTTTATATTCTTAGCTTGTTTCCGAGGTATCCCTGCCATATCTGCTACGATCTGGTGGAAATCTGCGCCTTCGTTAGAATAAGCGTTAACAGCGTCTGCTGCGCCTCGTAATCCGAGTAACGCAGAATAATGTACCGTAATCCTAGGTTCTTGTTGCGAGTAATCGAATACTCCCCAAGACGCGCCTTCTTCCGGTATAAACAAGGATCGGATCATCTTTCCGATCTCAGGGTCTCGAGCAGGGATCTGTTGTAAGTTAGGGTTTGAGTAACTAAATCGACCTGTTACTGTACCGCCACCGTCATTTTTAAGTGGGTGCGCTTCAGCATGAATCCGACCGTTATGTGAGTATTGAAGTATCGCTCCTTCGATAAACGTAGTCCGAGCTTTATTAATCCTCCGAGCTTCTACGATCATTTTCGGTAGATCGTGGTCATGAGACTCGAGCCACGGGCCTTGGAAACTAGGAGATCCTTTTTCGGTATGTGGATACCAAATATCGTTAGCGTCGAATGCTTTTTGTATCGAAGCACTTGCCCAGATATCTACACTAATCCCGAACCTTCGTTTAATTTCTACTAATAGCTGCTGCTCTTTTTTAGATAACCGTTCCGAGGCTTGTTCTGCTCGATTAGTGTCGATCCTAACGCCACGCCATCTCATCTCGATCAATAACGGTATAAGGTCGCATTCTAAGTCGAATATTTTCTGTAGTCCTTCGGCTTCTATACGCTTACTGAGGAGCTTCCAGAGCTTTAGGGTTAGAACTGCGTCCTGTTCCGCATACGGCCCTACATACTTAGCTGGGAGCGCGTACATCCCGCTCTTTGCGTTAACGCCCCACGTTTTAGCTGCCATCTCGAGCAGTGTTTCGTCTTTTTCTTCAGCTAGTAAATCCTTACCTAAATTATTTAACGAATATGATCGTCTGTTTTCATCTAGTAGCGGGGCTGCAAACATCGTATCTCGTAAAGGGCAAGTAAGATTAACACCTTCACGCTTTAACCAACCAACATCGTAAAGTGAATTATGGAAAACCATCGTACCTTTATGATTTTCAAAGGTTCTTTTTAACCAACGTAAAACAATCTCCTCTTCAAGATTGCCGCCGTTCTCGTGCCGTATTGGTAAATACCCTGACCATGTATCAGAAGCGATAGCTATCCCAACAACGTGACCATCACCTGTAGCCCATCCGGGACCGTTAGTTTTAAGGTTTGGATCTTTGGTCTCTACATCGATGGCTATTCTCTTAGCGCTAAAGATATCGGGGAGTTCTGTTGGCACCCATTCGGATGTTACGGACGGTGTACTAACTGTAAGTGTCATCTTTTAGTCTCTGTCCTCTGTAAAACTATCTGTTCTTACCCATGTTGCAACCAATGTTAGCCCCCCAACATCTCTACTTATAACCATTCCAACTTTTGAAGTATCTTTAAACGTTACCCAAGGCCAATCCCCATCAAGCTGTATTTCTTTTGGTATTTTATTACCCATTAGTCTTCCCCTCCCAATGCCGCATAGCCCGCAATGTCTACCCAACTGTCTTCATGATCTGGTGATATTATAAGCCTCGCTTGTTTCACTGCAACCATACATTGATATACTTGCGATACCGTTATTTCTTTGTCTAAGATAACAGACCATATCTTTGCTATTCTGTCATGGTTCTCGTAAGCATCGCCGTAGTCCTTGGCCCGTGGTCCGTTGACTAAGCTCTCTGCTTTTTGCAGTATTTCTTCACGCTTCATTTTTACGTCCTTTAAATAATTGGCTTTCCCACTGGCATACTTCGCTAATATGCGTGTGTCGTGTCGTGGGGCGGATCATACCTATTTTTTCAACCCACCCTAGTTTTTTTAGCGAGAGCATCATTGCTCCCCAGACATTGTGGTGATGGGGGTCAGCCATCCCTTGGGCTCTGCAAAACGCGCAAATCTTACCACCTTCCACAACATGGTGTTCTGATAGATACTTAGCGGCGTTTTCATAGTATGCTTGTTTCCAATCATCATCTGCATGGACATAGGCTCTGTCTATCTCGTCTTGTATAAATTCAAACCGTTTTTGCGGTGGTGTGTCCTGTTTCATAGATCGTAACTCCTTGATATATCTTCGGGTTCAACAATAAATAGGTTTTCTTTCGTGCGGGTTACACCGACGTAGAATGTTCTGTGGATATCGTCGGCATCAATTCTCATAGATTCGTCGGCGGCGGGAGACAGGTCGGTGAAAACTACCACATTATCGGCTTCTCCGCCTTTAGAGCCGTGGATCGTGGACAATTGTATACGGGGTTCGGCGTTAAATTTCTCACCCCGCCGGAGTAGGGCCGTGATGTACGCGCGGTCGGCACTGGGCAGCCTATCCATTGCTGTATGCCAGACGCAATCACGGATGTTTTCTTCGAGGTGCGGGCTGCCTGTAATGTGCACCAGTTCGAGAAGGCCGTGATCCGCGATCAGTTCATCGAGTGTAACCAACTCATCATTATCTAAAGCGGGTAATTTTTTAAATCCGCGCTTGACTCTGTCGCCGACGGACATATAACTGTACACGGTTCGTGCGGCCTTGCCGGTAATACGCTTGCCCTTCCTCATTTGTTCCCAGCCATTGACGGCTTCGCTCAAACTTTCTGAGATTGACCGATATCCCCGACGGCTAAACAAGAAGCCCCTGCTTTTTAGATCACTTGCGGTAGCGTCAAGAAAGTATCCGGCTTGAGCCAGCACGAGCCACGATCCCTCAGAAAAATCTATCTGCCCAGTATCTATAATGCGCTGGACGTTACCTGCATCTTCGCGTGGCAGGTAGGTCTTTGGTACGCGGCGATTGATGCGTTTAACTATGCGTTCGGCCAGCGGGTGTACGGAAGCTGGTACGCGGTAGGATTGCTCCAGAACTTCGTAGCCGCCATTGAGGCCGATAAAGTGCTCCACATCGGCACCCGCCCAGCGGTAGATGGCTTGATCGTCATCTCCGGCGCAGTAGATGCGGTCTGAGTGTTGCTCCAGAACGTGAGC